GCTGGCAGAGCAAGCAAGCCCAGACCCTGCGATTGTGAAGTCTGCCCAGCGCCTTGGCATCGAGAACGACCTACAGCCAGACCACATGACGACGAATGAGTCATATCGTCAGGTGTCAGCAGCGCTGAAGAGCATTAACCCAGGGTCTGCCCTATCTCTGGCTGAACGCGAAGGCTTGGGCCGCGTTGCTGAGCGTGCGAGCAACTTGGTCGACGAGATCGGCGGGACCCGCGACGTGAGCGCATTGGACTCCAGCATCAAGACGCGGATGACTGACACAGTTACCAGTTTGGAAAAGCAGGCCGAAACGCTTTATGGTCGACTGCGAGACGAGATACCTTCAAAGACTCTTGCTCCGGCTGATAACGTGCTTGCATTTGTCGCCAAACGCGCTGACGAAATGAACGGCGAAAAGAATCTGTCGGCACTTGAGAAAGAGATAGTCGCAAAACTTTCGCCAGACACTAAACCAACCTACGCGCTTTTGGACGATGTACGAAAGACAGTCGGATCGGCAGCAAGGATGCAGGGTCAATTCAAAGACGCTGACACTGGGCTGGCAAAGAAGCTTTACTCATTGATCACAAACGACCAACAGAAGGTTGCAGAGCAGGCCGGTATGGCTGATGTTTGGACGGCTGCAAAAAATTCAGTCGATCTTCGTAAGGGAATTGAAGATGATCTCACTTCACTGTTTGGTAAGAATCTTGATCGCTCATTTGTGGGGGGCGGTCAAGTTGGTCTGCCTGGTGCAATTTCTGATCTGGCTAAGGGGGATGCTTCCCGGCTAACTCGCCTTCTTTCAGCCATCCCGCAAGACATGCGCCAGAGTGTTGTCGCATCTGGACTTGGCACGGCGCTGCGCAAGGCATCAACACGTGGCGAACTGATGGATTTTACCGGATATGCCAAGTGGTACGAGGGCCTGCGCACCAACCGCAAAGCATACGCAGCGGTGATGTCTAATCTGCCACTCACAGCACGTAAGCAGATGGCCGCACTCTACAACGTGTCCAAAGGTGTGAGCGACTCTCTTAATCGCCGAACAAAGACAGGGGCAATAAACACCATCAAAGAAGAGTTGCTCGGAAAAGATACGCTTGTCAAAAAACTCTATGAATCCGTCAAGCGCGGCGCAGTTGGTGCGGCAGTTGGTAGTGCCGCGGGGTTTGTAGGTGGCCCTGGCATTGGTGGCGCTGTCGCCAGCATTCTTACCAAAGCAAAGCCGAGATCATTGGCAGCAGTTGATGAGTTGATTGTGTCGCCCGAGTTTGCCAACCTAGTGAGAACTACAGCAGGAAGCAAGCAGGAGGCCATCGCCGTAAAAAAAGTTGCTGGTTCTGCCAAATTTATTGAGGTCATACGCGCAGCAAAGGGACGCGTACCAAAGCTAAGCGAACGAGAGCAATGGATTTTAGAAAACATGCGCCCCGTTCCAATACAACAACAAGACCGACATCAATCAAGTTCGACACTCCACTAAGGCCAATATGACCAGCTTAATTCAAAACCCAATACCTTTGTTTTTCGACACCGCAGGTAGCCCGCTTTCTGATGGATTTATTTATTTCGGTGTGACAGGACAAAACCCGGAGACATCACCAATAACAGTCTATTGGGACTATGCAAATACTCAGCCGGCAGCGCAGCCAATTAGGACTATTAACGGCCAGCCAGCGCGCAATGGAACCCCAGCAATGGTTTATTTGGCAATTGCAAATTGTTCGATGACAGTCAAGGATAAAAGCGGAAAACTCGTATTTTTCACAAGCGACACAACATCGGTTCCTGCAATGTCTGCACCCTCTGGCTCATCCCTGATCGGCTTCATCCAGTCCGGTGTTGGGGCTGGACCTAGAACATTGCAGGATAAAAATCGTGAAGTTGTATCGGTTACAGACTTTTATGCAAACGGGGTATCGGGACCGCTCGTTGACCCGACTGGCGTGGTGGACAGCACTTTGGGAATTCAGGCGGCAGTTAACACCGGGAAAGTTGTTATTGCTCCAAGAGGAAGCATATTTAAAACCTCCGCACCAATTGCCGGATCAAATGTTTGGTTTGATGGCCAAGGCTCTGAGATACGTGTCTATGGCGGTGGTGACGGATTCCAGGTATCCGGTGCTTGTAACTTTAAAGACTTGACGATTAAGGCCCAATCTAATCCAAATAGCACTACCAATAAAGGGATTACGGGTGCTATCTACACCAGCGAATTCAAGAATGTTTACGTCGCGTTCTTCAATGTTGGATTTGACTTTGCTACTAACTCTTACCTGTTGAAAGCTGATAACTGCACAGCCTATGATTGCGTGGTAGGCTTCAGGAATTACAGTTCAACCACATCTGCGACGACTACAGTATTTGATCGCTGCTACGCCCTCGCATGTGGGATTGGCTACTACATTTATGGCGTATCTGATGGCGAGTTGAGAAACTGTGCCATCGACATTGGCAACGCTGCAGATTACCCAATCACAAATACCTACGGAATTTACGCACAGTATTGTGGAAGCCTGAACTTCACAACAACCCACATCGAAGGAAATCCAAACGCCGATGGCTTTGTTTGTTTTGGCTCAACCTACAACTCTGTCGTGAATATTATTGGCGGGAATATTGATCTGTACATAAATGCTTTCACGAGCATCTTGTTCGACTTGATGGGAACTTCAACTCCCTACAGTCGTGTAAATATCTCAGGTGTTCGTCAAACTGTAAAAGCAACGCAGCCCACAAATATTCGCTATCGGATGCGGACTGATAATGCAGCAAATAAGCTGTATGTCCATGCTCTGGATAATTCATTTATTTCAACGAATGCAACTATCCGCATCGGAAATTACGGATCAGGTAATGCTGGAGAGTCCTGGATTACAGAAAATAATTCGATTGGGCAAGTTCCTGATTTGTATTTGCTGACCGGATCAAACTCTGGAGTGCTGCAAAACATTGCGTCGTTGCAAGCTAGCAAGATTTCATCGGCGAGTAATTCGAACCAGACGCTAACAGCAGCTACCCCTGTTCCTATGTTCAATGTGCCGCTTGGGTTCACATTGCTCTATGTCTGGATAAGCTCCAGCGGGGCAAATTACCAGTCTATTTACGCTTTGAAAAGTGATGGTGTTACTGCCGTAGCAGCCGCTATTAGCGCAGGAGCCAATTTAACTGTGACGATTGTCGGAAGCTCCCCGCCGGTAGCCAACATAACTTGTCCCAGCAATGGAACCTGCCAGTGGGCTTATCAGGTGATCTCATCGTGATCGTCAATGGAGAAGTAATTGGAACAAACTGATTTCGACCCGCTGGACTCTCGCCCGGCATCCCTTGAGCGTCACATGACGGACATTGGAGAAGTAAGTGGACATTGACCCTCAAAAAATCATCTACAGCCCTTTGTTCACGGGGCTGGTCGGGTCCATGGTAGCCCTGAAGTTTGCTCCTGGTGAAAGCTGGGGGGAGCGATTGACAAGCGTATCCACCGGCTATTCATTCGCCGTGTTCCTTGCTCCGGTGGCTTCTGAGCAATTCCACCTATCCTCTCAAGCATCGATTGCGGGTATGGCTTTCGCCGTTGGGGTCTTCGGTATGTCTTTTGCAGCAGCGGCATTTGTGGGTATGAAGGAATTAAAGCTTGGCACCATCCTCGGGGATGCTCTGTCAAGTTGGATCAACAAAGGGGGCTCCAAATGATTGACGCCTTCAACTCCAGTATTTCTCTGATCCTTGGTATAACACTGACATGGGTTATCTTGAATCCCAAAATAAAAGAAGGGATCATCATGAAAGCAGGCTTGATTTTTCTAGCCCTTGGTTTCTTTGGTGCCTTCTTTGTCTACCAAGATGCTCCAGTCAATCACGATGCAGCTATTGATGCAGTTCATGCGGTCATGTACATGGGTGCTGTAATATGCCTCGTGGGCTACCTGATCCGCATTCGGCGCACCAAGCGCCCGGCACGTCGAACCACTGACTGGATGGAACTTGAATGAGAACACAAAATGACTGGGCTTCGGTCCTAACTGGATGCGGAGTCCGTCCTACGACAGTAGACCAATGGGCACCGGTATTCGCAAACATCATCAAAGATGACACCTTTAGCGCGGGTGATGCTGACCTGATCCCATTCATTGCGCAAATGCTGATTGAGACATCAATGCTTGAGAAGATGTCAGAAAATCTGAGCTATAGCGCCGAACGTCTGATGGTCGTGTGGCCGCATCGCTTCCCAACTTTAGAAGACGCGCAGCCATTCGCCCACAATCCGCAAGCTCTGGCCAACAAGGTCTACGGCGGCAGGATGGGAAACGACACCGACAATGACGGCTGGACCTATCGAGGGCGCGGGCCGGGCATCACTGGCAAGGCCAATTACCAAGCTTTGGGCGATGCGATGGGGCAAGACCTGATCGACAATCCCGACCTTTTGATACAGCCCCACTACGCGCTTGAGGCCTTTATCCGATGGTGGGAGGCCAACATGCCGGATGCGTGGCTGGGCGACGCCCGGCGCGTCAGTGAGCGCGTCAACGGTGGCGACACCGGGCTGCGTGAGCGCATCGCAATGACCGAGACGGTCAAAGGAGTAATGACATGAGCCCTCTTGCAATTTGGCTGATCTTGTGCAACTGGCCCTGGTGGAAGCCATGATTGACCCGCGCTTAATGCTGGCCGGTGCCGTCGCCACGGTGGTGATTTCCTTCGGCAGTGGGTACAAGGTTGCATCATGGCAAGCCGAAGCAAAGGCCGTAGCTGAGTTAAAGGCCGCACGGGATGAGCTTGCTGCTCTGACCGCCGAGCGCGACACCTTGACCCGAAATCTCGCCGCAGCCAATGACACCCACCTCGCCACTTTGAAAGACGCACAGAATGAAACCAATACTTTACGCACTCGCCTGTCTGCTGGCGCTGTCCGCTTGCGCATCGCCGCCAATTGCCCAAGCCCTTCCGCAAGCGCCTCCAGTCCCAGCATGGATACTGGCACCGGGGCCGAACTTGCGGGAGTTGCTCGACAAGCTTATTTCGATCTCAGAGATGGGATTGACACCGCTACAAACCAACTCTCTGCCTGCCAAGACGAATTAAGACAGAGGGTCAAGTAGCCCACAGGTAATTCAATACATGGATGACAAAAGCAACCAAGGAAATCGCTGCAATGGCCGTGAAGCATATCCCAGCAGCTTCAACCGAGTCTTTTGAGTCTTTCATTTTTTCACCTTTTTACGTTTTTCGTCGCATAGAGTTTCATAA